TAGACTAACAAAAAAAAGCAATACACGACTCGCTTCAAGCGCTAAAAGTTGATGTTATCAATGCTGATGTATCAAAATTGCAAGCAGCCGTTGATAAATTAAACGTAGATGTTGCTGCAAATCAACTTTCAGAAGGCAAAAAAGTGGTTGATGCTGAATATACTAATGCTTTTGCAGGGTTTATGCGTAAAGGCGAGATACAAGCTAGTTTGAACAAAGCAACGCCAGCAGAAGGCGGTTATTTTGCGCCTGTTGAGTGGGATAGAACAATTTTAGATAAATTGATTCAATTCTCACCAATGCGTTCGTTAGCGCGTTCACAAAAAATCAGCACTGCTGGCTTCAGTAAATTATTTAACAACCACGGCACAGTTTCAGGTTGGGTTGGTGAAACTGCGGCTCGCCCTGAAACTAATGCTCCAACAATCTCTACGCTTACTTATAAAACTGGTGAAATTTATGCAAACCCTTCTGCCACACAAGGCTTGTTGGATGACTCAGAAGTTGATTTGGAACAATGGCTCGCTGGTGAAGTTAATCAAGAGTTTGCATTCCAAGAAGGCGTTGCTTTTATTAGCGGAACTGGCGCAAATGACCGCCCTAATGGTGTTTTAACTTATGTTACTGGCGGCACAAATGCAGCAACTCATCCTTGGGGCGCTATTTTGGCGACAAACAGTGGTGCTGCGGCGGCATTAACAACTGATGGCATTGTAAATTTGGTTTACGCATTGCCTAGCGAATATTCTGCTGGTGCTGGCTTTGTAATGAATCGCGCCACTCACTTAGCGGCACGTAAACTCAAAGACGGTCAAGGCAACTACATTTGGCAGCCTAGCTATCAAGCGGGTGAGCCAGCGCAGTTGTTAGGCTATGGCATTACAGAAATGGCCTCTATGCCTGATATTGCGGCAGCAGCGAAACCAATCTTATTTGGAGACTTTAAACAAGGATACTTGATTGTTGACCGTGTAGGAACTCGCCTATTGCGTGACCCTTTCACTAACAAGCCTTACGTTCAATTCTACACAACTAAGCGTGTAGGCGGCGGCGTGCTTGACCCGTTAGCAATTAAAGCACTAAATATTTCAGTATAGTTCCACAATAAAGCCACTTTTAACAAGGTGGCTTTTTTATTGGAACTAATCAAAAAAAGGCAAATAATGGAAGTCGTAGACTTAATCGCAGTAAAAGCATTTTCTAATCAAGGCGCAACTTATGCTGTTGGCGACATTGTGCCATGCTATAAAAATCATGCTGAATACCTTGTAACTAATAAATTGGCAAAATATCAAGACGAGCCAAAAATAGAAAAGAAAGTTAAAGGCTAATATGAAAATTAAAGCACTGACAACATTTTTAGACGGCACAGATAGGTACGAAATTGGCGATATTCGTAGCATTGGCGATGAAAAAGCCAATTACTTTGTTTCTCAAGGATGGGCTATTGACCAAAACGGATTGGCAGAAGAGCCTTTTGAGGGCGATGTGGCGCTTGCAGTAAAAAACGGCAAACTAAATTTACATGAATAAACATTAGGATTGGATAACACAAATGGCTAAAATAGTAGCAGACCGCGTACTAGATGGTGCTTTAAACATTATTAAAAATAACGATACTCGCATGGTGGCGTGTTCGTCACAGCCAACTACATTTACAGAAGCGAATGCAACTTTTGCGCTTGCTGACGTAACTATGGCAAATGGCGATTTTACAGTAGCAAATGGTGATGTTAGCGGCAGAAAAGTTACTATTGCTGCAAAGTCTGGCGTTCTAATTGATACGACAGGAACTGCAACGCACGTAGCGCTTTTGGATGTTACAAACTCACTTTTAGATTATGTAACAACATGCACATCTCAGTCGCTAACAGCCAATGGCGCAAATACTGTAAACTTCCCAGCATGGGATATTGAAATTGCAGACCCTGCATAATGCTACTATTAACCTCTACAAGTGACTTGGTGCGCGTTGTAACAAGCGCTGCTGGGGATATACAGGTTCATGCCTCTTATGTTGATGTAAGTGGCGCAACTATTATGCCGTTACGCACAAACGCGTTAATTGCAACAGCAACAACAACAACAATTGTTGCATCGCCTGCTGCAAGCACACAGAGGAATGTTAAAGGCTTGTATATTACAAACAATAGTACAAGCATTAGCCAAAATATTGCAGTTACGCACACAGACGGCACAAACGTTGTTGAGTTGATGCAGTTTGTATTGTTGCCCGGTGAAAATATGGGCTATCGTGAAGATGGCTCGTGGGTGCATCGTGACGCAAATGGTGCTGAATATGCGCCTGCTGGCTTAGGCAACTATGCAGGGCGGTCAATTCAATTTATGAAAACAAGCACAGGGTCTGACGTAGTTGGCTGCTGGTATTGTACAAGCAAAGATGCAGGCTATCCTGGCGCATGGTCTGCTGGCGCACCGGGCATTAATGGCAGAGTAACAGACGGAACGGCGGCGGCTGATTTTGGTTGTCTGCCAATACCAAATGCTGCAACTGGCGCAAACTACTTAACTGCGCTTGAAATGGCAGCTAGCACTAATCATACAAATGACTTTTTTGATGTGTTATGGGTAAATAGTGGGCTGGTAGTAACGACAACAACGGCGCAAGCAATTACTACGCCTACTTTGCCGCCTCGTGACACTATTGGCACTACCGATGGCGTTGGTTGCACGATTGCATTATTAGTAACGACTGTTTTAGCAAATACTGCATTAAACTCAAGCATTACTGTAAGTTACACAAACTCAAGCGGAATTGCAGGAAGAACGGCTACATTGTCTGCTATTGCAGGCTCTCAATTGCCAGCAACAGCAGTAGTTGGAACTATAATTTGGTTTAATTTACAAGCTGGCGATATTGGTGTGCGTAGCATTCAATCAATCACGCTTGTAACGAGCTTAGTATCGGGCGCAATTAGTTTAATGATTTGCAGAGACATATCAACTATTGGCACATCCACAGTCAATGTAAGCACCCCTAAAATTATTGGCGCACCTGGCATCCGTTTGTACAATGGCACTTGTATGCTGCATAATATTTTGTCTTCAGCAACAGTAACAACATTTTTTGCAGGCTCATTAGCAGTTATGGAGAAATAGCATGTTGCGTAAATTTTCTAACATTGAAATGTTGCCTGCAAAATTAAGTATAATTTTTGCTGTTTGGTTGATTATTTCAGTATTTTTAAACTAGAAAGACAACATGGCGTTTAAGGGCTGGTTTGATGGTGAATTGCGCCCAGACGCATGGTTTGATGCTGAACTTAATCCGCAAGGGTGGTTTGACACTGAAATAATTGATACAGTTAGTGGCGGTGGCGCTGCTAATTTAATTATTGCAGAAGCCTCTCATGCCAATGCAACTGATAACTTAGGGTTATCAAGTGGACTTGCGATTGCTACAGCAGATGCAACGCATGGCAATTCTACTGACAATTTAGCTTTAGCAAGCGGCGCTACGTTAGGAATAGCAAAAGCAACGCATGGGCAAAGCGCAGACAACTTAGCGCTAACTACTGCAAGCTCTCAAGGCATTGTAGTTGCTGATAGCGCTCATGCACATAGCGCTGATGGATTGGCATTAACCGCATCCTCTAGTCTATCTGTAGCGGATAGTACACATCAAAATGTAACTGATAATGTTGTTTTAAGTAGCGCTACAGTTTTGGTTGTAGCAGATGCAATGAGCGCACATAGCGCCGACAATTTGGCGCTAACAAAAGCGTCTAGCCTAGTTGTTGCTGATAACATTCATGCACAATTAAGTGACAATGTACTTTTAAGCACAGCAGGTGTTGCTAGTTTAGCTGTTGCAGATAGTACACATAGCAATACTACAGATGCTTTGGTATTGGTTGCTAATAGCGGATTGTCTGTAAATGAAGCAACACATGGCAATTTGGCTGACAATGCTGTATTGAGCATTGGACTAGGCTTAACGATAGCCGATAGTAGTCATACGCACAGCGTAGACAATATAACGCTATCTGCAAATGGCAATTTAACAGTCGCCGATAGCATACATGCTAATAGCGTTGACAATTTAGCATTAAGCGTGGCGGCTAGCTTGTCTGTTGCTGATGCAATACACGCCAATATTACTGATAATGAAGCCTTAAATAGTGGCACAGTTTTAGTTGTATCTGATGCCACAAGTACGCATATTGCGGATAATTTAGCGCTATCTACAAGCAGCAATTTAATAGTATCTGACAGCACACACGCACAAAGTGCTGACAATATTGGTTTGGCTACGGCTAGCATTCAAAGCCTAAGCATTAATGATGCAACGCATAGCCAAAGCACAGATGGCTTTGCTATTACCACAGGTGGATTTATTGGCATTAATGACGGATTGCAATCGCATTCTGTTGATAATGTTAATTTGTCATCCACAAGTAACAGTAGCATTGTTGCTGGTGACGCTACACATTTTAACGTTGCTGACAATTTAGATTTAACTAGCAACACAGGAATAACAGTTAGCTTTGCATTGCACGAGCATAGCGCAAGTAGCCTTTCTTTAACGACCACAAGGCAAGTAGAAGCTGAAAGTGTTACGCACGAACATAATGCTGATAATGTAGAATTTACGTTAGAAAATTATTTGTTAGCGCACAGTGCGGGTCATAGCCAAATTGCCAGTACGTTTGCTTTTTCATCTAACAGCTACTTATTTACAGACAATGCTACGCACCTACACTATGCTGATAGTGCAAATGTATCAATAATAGACATTACAACAGACTTGTTAAGTGGTTATAGCCACGCATCAAGCGCAAGACAAAACTCACAGTATGATTTGCGGATTAATATTCAAAATAGCTTTAGACAAAACATGCAGTTAGGTACAAGAAAAAATGGCAATTAAACGAATTGGTTTAGCATTAGACGTAATAACGCTTGCAGAAGCCAAAGCGCACTTACGCATATTGTCTGATGTTCATCCTGATGACAATTACATATCAACGCTTATTACTGCGGCTCGTGAGTGGTGCGAAGAATATACAGGGATAGCAATAGGCACACAAACTTTAGAAATAGCATTAGACGCATTCCCGACTGCTATTAGGCTTGTACCAATGGTGCAGTCTGTTACTAGCGTAAAATACATTGATGTAAGCGGAATAGAACAAATTGTTACTGCCACAGATTACATTGTGGATAATTACTCTAGCCCAGCATGGATAGTGCCTGTTGCTAACAAAATATGGCCTAGCATTACAAATACAGCCAATGCGGTAAAGATTAGATTTATTGCTGGCTTTGATGTTGCTGCGCCTTGCCCAAAGCCAATTATTGCAGCAATGCAGTTGCTAATTGGTAACTTTTATGAGAATAGACAAGAGGATGTTTTGGGCAACACTAGAATATCATTTAACAGCTTGCCTACTGGCGTTTATTCTTTATTGCAGCCTTATCGTATTAATTTGGGCGTGTAATGCAAATAGGAAAACTTGATAGTTATGTGCGTATTGAGGCACAAGTAGCATCAATAGACCCTAATTTTGGCGCTGAACAAATATCATGGGTAACGCATAAGTTGGCATGGGCGCAAATTGACGACATTACAACAAGACAACAAGAAAGCACAGAAAGTAACTTGCGGTCATTAAAAAGACCGTGCAAGGTAACGATGTGGTATGACGACACAATAGACGTTACGATGAGAATAGTTGTTTTAGATAGGAACGACCGAGTATTGCAAATAGTATCAAAGCCTGCTGAACTTGGCAGACGTAGTGGAATGGAATTTATGGCAGAAGATTACAATGTCTGATGTTTTTATTAAGGGCGGAAAAGAGCTATCAATAGCACTGAAAGGCTTGCCATTAAAAATAGAAAGAAACATCATGCGGTCTGCTTTGGTATCTGGCGCTCGCATTATTGCAGACGAAGCAAAAGCCAATGTTCCAGTAAAGCTTGGCAGGCTTAAAAAGAGCGTTCGCGTTTCAAGCCGCTCAAAAAGAGGCATGGTTGAAGCAAAAGCCAAAGCTGGAGGCAAAAAAGCATTTTATGCTAACTTTGTTGAATTTGGCACGGCCGCCCACGCAATTACGGCGTCTGCTGGTAAGCTATTAGCTTTTACATCAAAAAGCGGGAAAAAGATTGTTATTAAAAGCGTTTATCATACTGGCGCAGTATCAAAGCCTTTTATGCGTCCAGCATTTGACGCTAAAAGCGCCGCCGCTATTAATGCGGTAGCAAAAAAAGTAAAATCAAGATTAACAGAAGAAGGCATTAATACGCCCGATATAGAAGATTTAAATGCAAGCTGAAAAAATAATTTATAGCTTGTTAAGTACAAACGCTAACTTGTTGGCACAAGTGCCTTTGCAAAGAATATTTGCAGGGCTAATACCGCTAACTGCAGAGTTGCCAGCTATCGCTTATAACCATGTGTCAACGGTTGAAGATACAGCTGTAGAATTAAGCACGTTAATACTTAGAAGTAGAATACAAGTAACGGTAGCAACAAAAAATTATCCGCAAGTAAAAAACATTATTGACTTAGTTAATCAGGCATGTAACCACAAGAAAGGCTTAATTGCAGGAACTGAAGTATGTTCTGTAGTGCGTGATTATGCAGGTAGTGATTATAGGGATGATGAGCTAAGTGTTTTCTATCAGACGATAGACTTCAAGTTAGTGTATGTGGGTAATTAGATTTATTAACTAAACAAGCCGCTTTAAGCGGTTTTTTTCATTTATAGGAGTTTTACATGGCACAACCAAGACCAATAGCTTACGCTGGCTTTTCTATCGGCGTATCAGCTGCTTCACCTGCAACACTTAACGCGGCTGGATTTGCAGCGCTAACTTACTCTAATGTAGGCAACATTGAAAACATTGGCGGCTTTGGTCGCGTTTATGAACTGGTTACGTTAAAGACATTAGATACACGCGGTACACAAAAGATTAAAGGCTCGTTTGATAGTGGTAATTTAGATTTAAAAATTGCAAATACAACTACAGATGCTGGCTTGACAATTTTAAAATCAGAGTCAACAACTGACAATTTAGTTTCAGTAAAAATCACTACATCAACTGGTGACATTACTTATTGCCAGGCATTAGTAATGGGTACGCCTCGTTCTGGCGGTAGTTTAGATGACATTGACTTTATTGACATTAATCTAGCGATTACTGTTGGTGCTGGTGGTATTGACTTCGTATTTGTTCCATTCGTATAACGATTTATGGGCTAGAGCGAAAGCTGACAAGTGGTTATCCGTTACCATGCCCGCCCCTTTTTAACGGAAATTTAAACGGAGATTAAAATGAAAGCATTTGATTTAGCAAGCTACGAATTAAAAGACACTTCACCATTAACGATTAAGTTGCCCAGCGGTGACGACATGCTGGTAGAAGGCAAAAAAGTTATTTTTACGCTTTACGGTAGCGGATCACCGCAATACGTGTCTGCAAAGCATAAGTACGATACAACAATGCAGACAAAGCTTGCACAGCTAGTTAAAACTGGCAAAGGCGGCAATACCGCACAAGAGGCTGAAATGAAGGCGGATTTTTACGCATCATGCACGGCATCAATTGAAAACTTCCCGTTAGAGGCTGATGCAATTTACAAGAACCCTAAACTTGGCTATATATTGCGTCAGGTTGAAACTTTCTTGAATGATGAGGCCAATTTTTTGCCAACTTAACGTCTGAAATAATTGATTACGTCAAATTTTATGCGTGGTTAGTAACTGCGCGTAAAGATGACGCACCATCAAGGCTTTTAGAGTTTCAAAAAAATGATGTAAAAATATACTACCCTGAAGTAACGGCGCGATATTTGCTTGATTTTATATTTGACATGCACCCATCAACCCCAACTGGTATGGGGGTAGTGCCAATAACTTTTTGCGAGATTGAAAGTTGGCAAAATATAAAGCAAGTGCGCCTTAACTCGTGGGAGTTAATCACAGTAAGGCAGTCGTCTTACGCTTATGTTACACAATCAGAATTATCAAAAGACCCAAAATGTATTTGTCCGATTAAAGAATACATATCAAAAGAAGATAAAAACATGATGCTAGAACGACAATTTAAGGAAATAGCATGTCTTTAGAAGTTGGCTCATTAGAGATTAAGCTATTTGCAAATTTAGCCCGCCTTCAGTCTGATATGGATAAAGCCAATAGGACTGTTGGCGCTGCTATGTCTGGCATTGAAAAAAGCGTAGGAATAGCAAAAAGCGCTTTTGCTGGACTTGTTGGAGGCTCTTCATTAGCAAGCCTCGCTCGTATATCTGATAGTTACAAAAAGTTTGATAGCCAGTTAAAGCTTGCCTCTCGGTCTGCTTCTGAATACAATAAAGCGTATGCTGATACAGTCAGAATATCAACATTATCACAATCATCAATTGAAAACGTAGGCACGTTATATGCCCGCGTAACAAACAACCTCCGCGCTTTTGGCGCAACACAAAAAGAAGTCGCATCAATTACAGAAACCGTTACTTTAGGGCTTCGTGTATCAAACGCAACAACGCAAGAAAGCGCGTCTGTCATGTTGCAACTATCTCAAGCATTTGGTGCTGGCAGGCTAAATGGACAAGAGTTTTCTGCTATTGTAGAAAATGCGCCTATATTAATGACGCAGTTAGCAAAGTCTATGGGCGTTGCTTATGGCGAGTTAAAGCAGCTTGGCGCAGATGGCAAAATTACAGGACAAATTCTTAAAAAAGCATTTACAGATGAAGCTTATCTTGCTGGGCTGCGCGAACAGGTCAAGCAGGTTGGCACAATATC